ATATTACTCATTAGTTAACTTTCGGTTTACATTATAAACTAAAATTAAAATCAAAAACATATTGACAAATCAAAAAATTCATGATAAAATAAAACACCGCGCCTCAGGGAACAGAGTATACTAATGGACAGTATCATCCTTTGAGGGGAATTTCACCACATTCGACTGCTCTTCTTCGCTGCTAGAATCAAATCTAAACAGACTGGTTAAAGTGTTTTGAAATTTACGAACATTAATAAGTTCGGCTCTGCGATAGTCTTCATCACGCTCTTTTGCAATGGTGTGCATTTCATTCACTGCACTAGCGTATTCTTTCATTAGATTTTCATTGGGACGATTTTGACTAATCACATGAAAAGAATTTACTACGATGTACTCCGTAGGGCTTTCTAAATAGTGTACCCATGGCTTAAACATGTAAACACGATCACCGTCAGAAGTTTCACCCATAACAATAGCCATTGCATTACGAATAATTATATCGCGCTCACCATTCTCTGGCCATTCCATAACTTCACAGACGATTTCTTGCCCGCTGCTAAACTTGAATTGTGCGATATCACTTGGGTGCATCTTACATCCCTATTCTGATAATTTTGTATGGAAACTTCTCGCTGTTATAAATTTTGATTCTCTCACCACTATGTAGTAGTGTGAAATTCTTTCTATTTCCTACATGAAGATCATCCGCAATGTCGTACAAGTGTGTATCAGTGCCATCTTCAGAAACACGCAATCCACGCCCTATTGACTGCAACACTCTGATTTGACTTTTTGAAGGAGACGCAAATATAATGTTGTGAATGTTCTTGATATTAATGCCGGTACTAAAAGTACCCAGACTAGCGAGAATAATAGAATTCTTTTGCTTCTCGACAATATTTCGTATCTGCTCTCTATCACTTGTTTTAGTTTCGCCACTAACATAAAATAAGCGCTGTCCATTTTTCAGTTTAGCCTCGATTAAATCCCGAAGCACCTTGCCATGACGATCCACCAAGTTGAATAGAACAAGCGTATTTCCAGTTCTGTCAACAGCGAGGTTTGCAATGAATTTGTTTCGTTTTTCGTTACTGACGATGAAATCGATTTCTTCATGATAAGTTTTTCCTTCCATTGCCTTGCACTGCTCTTTACTATACTCTAGCAGTATAATATCTATGTCTAGTTTAGCGAGCGTCTTTTTCTGCTGCAACTCATGTGTCGAAGTCACACGGTGTACGGGACCAAAAAGACCTTCAAGCACAAGTTTATGTACTTGCGTACCATCGAGCGTACCTGTCGTACCCCATCGATACTCAGCATTCTTTGCTTTGTTCATGATAGACGATAAAGACTTAGATTTAAAGCCATGAACTTCGTCGCCAAAGATCGCACCAAACTGGTGAAACCATACTGGATGCAACTTGTAGACTGACTGCCATGTTGATATGATGATTGGCTTCTCAGTCTCTTTGTCTTTACCTGAATAGATTCGATGACAGTTTTGCTCTACATCAAACCCATAATCCTTAAAATCGCTATACAACTGTTCGACCAGAGAAGTTGTTGGTACAATGATCAGAACCTTTTGATTTGTCTGCTGCGCTAAGTACCAGCGCATGAGTAGGTACATGATAAAAGATTTACCAGAACCCGTAGGCGACAAAAGAATTGCGCGCTTGTATTGAATTCCGTGAGTAAATGCATCATACTGATAATCACGAGGCTTGAAGGGTAGACCTAATGTATCGATCCACTCCATCGTTTGTACATGATTAATCTTGTTTGTGTCGTAGGGATAACCATAGTCGCTTGGCTCTACTTTAATACCATAGCCGCGCTGCATTGCAAATTTTTTAATCGCCCAATACAAGCCCGCATTGATCTGCCCAGTGTTGCGATCAAGCATGCGAATCTTGCCGTCCCATAGGCGCTTCTTTACAGCAGGCATAAATTTAGCGCCCGGGACTTCGAAAGTAAAATGCTCTGACAATTCAGAGACGATATGTGGTTCACACTCCGTCAACTGAAGCATCGCATAGTCTTTCATTTTGAACTTAATTACTTGCAATTAAAAACCTGCCTCAAACTTTTTCCAGTCGATCATGTTTTTAATCGTAGAGTGTCTCCACTTCACATGATCCATAATTTCTTTTAACGTATCCACAACTTCTTTGAGGTACGCAATTTGCTGTTCGCTTGCCACAATTTCTGGATCAGTGTTGTAGTAGTGATCCATTTCACCTTTGAGAATCTTTAGCCCATCGAACGGGTCTGGATTCCAACCTCGTTCAATTACAGTTTCAACAGGGATCTTTCCGTTGTAATATAGCCACTTTTCTTTGAGCAAAAACTTCTGCTTAAACTCTGCGTCTTTTAGTTTCAGTTTTGCAGTGGTGTACAACTCAAGATATTTAGCATGCAATTTAGGAGTCTCTTGCGAAGAGACATCCAGTTTGTTAAACTCAATTTGCGAATCACTTTTCCATTCACTGAGTATTTTTTGCAAATCCATTATACGACTCCATAATTAAAATAAAGATTATTATATCATACAAACTCAAAATAATCAAATCGGAACGACATGGGGAAGGTAATGTATTGCCCTTCTTGCGTTGATGCAAATGTTATATCACCAAGCGATATAGGAAGCCCGTTGATATACTTGAATGATCTAGAAATGTTGTTGCTGCTAGTAAGCACTGAGACTGTAATATCACAGTAAGATGCGAGGTCGTCTTCACCACTGAACATTCTACCCGTATTTGCTTTGTGTTTTTCTTGGACAAGTCTGCGCATCCAGTCATACATTTCTTGATAGACATTCATGTTTTCGTCCATCAAAACATCCATCGTAAGCGTACCAAAAGACAGCGTATCGCCTGGAGTTACTACTGTGCCTACTCTGCGATAAGGGATCTCAGTTGTAGTCATATCCATAGACGGATGCTGCACTTGCTGCGCAAAGAACTGAATGTTTGGATAGTTCTTGCGATCAACAGAAATTTTAAATCCTGTCGGAGCAAGATATGTAGGATCGCATGTAAAGTCTGCCATGAGAAAACCTCTTTTGTATAAATAGATGTGTATCGCGGAACTGCAATTCCCATACACTCTAATACTATCTAGGGAGTATCAGCATGAGTATTTATACGCACTTACACCACATCATTCCGCGCCACGCTGGCGGAACAGACGACTCTTCTAATCTTGTAGAACTTACAATTGAAGATCATGCCATTGCGCATGAAGTTCGCTATCGCATGTTTGGTGACGAACGTGATGCGGTTGCGGCTCGTATGATTCGTGGGCAGATTTCACACTATGATGCTTTCATCGAAATGATCAGCAGACCTAAGAGTGAAGCATGGAAAGTGAAAATGTCTGAACGAATGTCAGGCGAGAATAATCCAATGTATGGTAAAAAAACTTCTGAAAAACAAAAGCAAGCAGTAAGCCGTGCTTTAAAAGGTAAGAAGAAATGGTATAAAGTTGCTGACAACAGACCACCACCAATGTTCGGTAAAGACAACGGCAAATCACGCGCAATTTATGCAGAAGGTAAAAGATGGGAATCTATTCGCCAATGTGCAATTCATTATGGATGGAATCATAATGCGGTGCGTTATAGGCTAAACAGCGCAAAATGGAAAGAATGGCATTACGAATAAAAAGAGGGGACCGAAGTCCCCTCTGAAGATGACCAGTGAACCTGGTTCTTATGGTTATGCCAGGATGTTATCGACTCGGAAGATCCTGTAATATTGATTGGTACGGTTGGTAGCAAGACCGTCAGAAGGAGTAGCGCCAACGAAGGGGTTGGAAGCCATACCGTAGCGAGTCTTGAACCCGATGCGAGGCTGGAAGTCGTTCTCGCCCACAGCGCGCACCATCTGGAGCGGCACATAGGGGCAGTAGAACACACCGGCGTCGTAAGGGTTCGTGCCCTTGTAGCCCACAGTCACATAGTCTGCAACTGCATAGGGGTCGATGTACACACGAGTACGACCGTTCAGCACACCAGCGAAGGTGTTGCCTGTGTCGTCCACTTGCAGGTTCGTGCTGAGAGCAGGCGCATAGTCGAGCATGCCAGCAGCCACGAGAGCCGTAGCAACATCCGAGGAACAAACCACGATGTTGCCCTTACCGCGACGAGTTTCTTTCGCGATAACATTGGCTTCACGCTCAAGTTGCACGAGGAGACCCTTGAACTTCTCAACGGACCAACGGCCATCAGCGTCGGTGCTG